CCACTTCTAATCTTTCTCCGACTACTGACATGTCATTAAAACCGTCAGGCTTGTCCTATTTTGGTCACTTTGACCAAACTGCTGTCCCAACACGTTGGGCAGCGAACAAGTTCCAATGCATGCATGGCTGCGACTTATCCATTGAAGGAAACCGCTCAATCGAGGGTATCCGAGCTTTGGCGCTCCACCACTGTCAATACCACCCGTTGAGGGAAACCACGTATTTGAAATTGGTGCACATGTGTGTTTCGTGGCTCCTTCCGGAACATCCGGATGACCACGATATTTCTAGTTGCCCTTTGGTGTATCTTCTGTCAATGCCAGAGTTGAACACCATGATGACTAGCCGCGCGTATGCCATTAGCCTTGTGCATGCGATGCTCGGCGCCCCTTTCTTTAACGCCTGCCTGTGCACTTCGAACGGGTCGGAATGTCTTAGAGAAGGGGACGCCCAGGTCTACCTGTCTCAGATTGCTGAGCAGGCCGCCCGTGGCGTGATGTGCAACAAACATCGCGCCCTTCCCCCAATGGAATGCTTGCCCGCATGCTTCGCTGCCTATCTTGGCCACTGCTTCGGATTGGAGCAGAAGATTCGCATGCCCGCCGTATCCATTGCTCCGTATTACACGGAAATTGGGGAGTGCACCCCACTTGATCTCAAGCGTGTGGATGACAAAATTGTCAAAGACGCACAGGCGGAGTTCTTTCGCCACGTCGAGCGCCCACCAAATTTGCGTTGCAACAAAGATTGCAAGACGCATCCAAAATTTGTGGCGTGCCACAACGCCCTCAAGTCGTGCACCACTGACAAGGGAGCTGAATTCCTTCCTAAGGAAATCCATGATCATGGTTTGTGGGCTTTGGGCCACGACCATGACATGCACGTCGGCATATACGAGGCACGTTTGTCAGGGAAGACCTGCTCGTGCGAGCTGCCCCCATACAGCTCATTGTATGCCCCACCACCGGAAACCAAGCCATTGGCTAATCTCCTTGCAAAGGTGATGTTTTCTGCCCAGTTGTCGTCATCGGAGACGATCAAAGTCATCAATTCCATTCGCGTTTGCGGTTTTATCACCGCACACGCTTTGATCATTCGTGCCCGCACTGTCATTTTGTGCGTCAGGCCGAATTGTTGTGTGGCTGATGCGATCAACACCCTTGGCGGCTACATAAAAGATCATCAATCGTTCCAAGACGTCGTCGCTCTCCCTGAGCGTTTCCATGACAGTTTTTGGCAACAAGCGACCGACACTGGTCTTTGCATGGGTTATGGCTTGATTCATCCGTTGTTTCGCTCCACTTGTCCGCCTTTGGTTTTCCTTCCCGTCTTCAAGGAATTCCATGCATGGAATGACGCTGAGGTCCCGGAATACCACGAGATCTCGCAACATTTCGCCCCTGGCGCCGCTGTGGTTTGCCCTAAGAAGCTCACCGCCAGACATCGTGCCACACCCGCCGTTTGGGATACTGTGGACGCCGCGTTAGCCGGGAGGCACCGCGGTAGTTCACCTTTGGGGACTATTAGTGTCGCCGCAGACCCTAAAATCGTCCCCTTTTGTGGCGGCCCTGGAATATTGTCTGATCCAACGACGCCTGTGGCAGTCGCGACCCCCGTGGCTGCGACAGCCCATCCTGCTGCAAGCCCACCAGTCGGAGGCCCTCCTGAGCCACCTGGAGGCCCGGCGGGCCCTGCGGGCCCAGCTGGCGGTGGCGGTCCGCCTATCCGCCCACCACGTCCGCCTGCTCCGCCCCCCCGGCCTGTTGGAGGCCCTGGGTTCGCTCAAAAGGCCAAGGGTTTCCGAATGGCGGTCCCTAAAGAGCAGAAGAACAAACGCGACATCGCCAAGCGGTTCGGCTATGATGTCGTCGACTGCCCTATTCCAGCCGTCACCAACCCACACCATCTCAGTGCAGAGTTGCGAAAACTTGCCATTGTGGACTCCATGGCTTTGGGATATGACCATGGACACCGTCGCTTCTTGGGATATCATGGATCAGAGCGAATGCACAAGCTCCATGCACGGTTGGACAGCGGGGACACCACAATGGATGTTTACCACCCGATCGCTTCGAACGATGACGTCGCAAGACGCCGTGGGGGATGCGTTTATCTCGATGCACTCCCAGTTCGAGAAGCTTTCGATTGTGTGATCATGCACGATATCTATGAGGTGCGAGATGGCGATGGGTTCAAACCCTTTTGCCATGAACATGTCTCCGACCTCCTCATGGATTCTTTTGGTGAGTACCCGTTGTGCACATTTGGTGTCCTTTGGACTGGCTGGCACTTCAACGGCCCTGCCGGCACGGTGTTTGATGAAGGGGCGTGGAGACGCTCTGGTCGCAACATCGTTGCCAAACCGCATGCCACCGCCCCCGAAGTCCCCCCAAAACCCGCTTGTGGTTGGGCCCACCAACCCGGATTCGTTCAGCTCTCCGATGACCGTTGGCTTATTTGGTCCATCGTCAAGAGCTATGAAGCCGGTTCCATTCTTGACACAACCGCCTTTTCGATTGTCGAAGACCGCCCCGCCATGCCCGTTATCACGCCCCGCAATCCGTTGTGTGAAGCCGCTCCTTTCGTTGAGCGGACCTCATACGCAGCGGTTGGTGCCTACTGGTGCATGGGCCAAACGGCCTTCGACAAGTGCAAGGTGTTGCTAGGCCATCATGAGGAGGTGGCAGTTCTTCCGTCTAAATTGTATCATCAATTCAGATCAAACCTCCTCATGAAAAACATGGCCTTTTACACTTTGAACGGCCTCTCACGACGCGAAAGCGGCGTTCGAGAGTGACCTCACCTTCGTTACCATGGCGCGTTGCTTCCCATGTTTGGTGCCCACCGCTTTGCAGGCCGTCCTGGCCACCGTTTATGATACCGTCCCACAGACAACCCAGTCCACCCATGCCCTCCATTCGTTCGTCGGTGATGATTTTGTTGACGCGAATGAACGCAGCAGCGCTCTTGGGCTCCGCCGCCCTCGCCACATAGCTGTGTGGCAACGCAATTTGGCAATTGGTGTTGGGCTGGCCTTCTTGTGGACTCTTTCAAAGTTTTGGTTTCGCAGCAAGCCGGCTTTTGTCGCCGCGTTTGATGCCACCGAGTGGTTGAGTCGTCATCCAACCATTCGCAATGCTGTCAATCGAATCGGCGACACCGTTGAAAACTTGCCATCCATGCCATCACTGCCCAAAATCCCAGGCTTGCCCAGCCTCCCAGAGATGCCATCTTTCCCGAGTCTGCCTGGCTTTCCAACCCTCCCACGCCCGCCACTCCCAAGCTTGCCGCAGATTTCATGGCCCACACTCCCAAAATTGCCCCAGATCACCTGGCCGGTTGTCCCTCGCTTGGCGTTTCCACCCATAAGCATTTCTATGCCCCAAATCCCTTGGCCAAAGGTCAGTGTTCCCGATTGGGCGTGGTCGCCACTCACAGCCATGGAAGACATAGCCCACTTCAATCCTGCCTTCTTTCACGCAGTTTTTGTTGCTCCTCTTTTTGAGGAATGGGTCAAACGTCTTCACAACGTTTCTGAGTTGGCGCTTGTCGCTATGGAGTTGTGTGAACACACCAACGACATGGCTCCATTGACAATGTGCTTGCACGCCGCAAAGCATTACACTTGGACACGGCTCCCGTATCCTGTGGCCGTTCTCACCCACTCGCTGCACAATCTCCTCGTTCTTACTGGTTACGGCCATGTAGCTAATGTGGTCGGGTTTTTGCCAATGTGTCTCTTCGGGGCAAAGACAAATGACCACGCGAAGCCAGCGACCCTCGGTCACCAGTTCATGGAGCATTATTACAGCGCAATTCCCGCCACAGACAATGGTGAGGATTTTTGCATCCCAAATGGGCGCATCCAATTCGAACCTGAATTGTGTCTCCGCCCGCGGCGCGCCATCAGCACCGCCATCTTGCCTGACCAAAATCCAGAGATTGGTGCTACCCCAATGCAACCCTGGATGTCCGACGTCACGCCAAAACCAAGCACCCCCTGGACACTGATTCACGCCTACCATGGCGTGTTTCTCCAGGTTTGCGAGAACAATGATCACAATCTCTATTCTGTTCTTCGCACGCGTGTCTTGAAGGCGCCACCGTTGGACCCTGTCACGCAGGAAATCGCCTGGACCACAATCCTTAATCCAATTTTCGAAGCCATAATGCCTCATCCCATGCTGGAGATCGAACGATCCCATCTGGAGCTTGAGTGGTTCAATCATTTCACTGATTCCACCCACAAGAGACGTTTTGCGCGTGCAATGGTCGAGATTCGCCGACACAGTGTGGAAGATATCCACCGCCTGGCATCCCGAACCAAGACGCAGATCAAGTGCAATGAGGCTGTTCTAAAACCAAACGACGACTACAAGTTTCGCAATCTCCAGAATGTCAATGAGATTGTTCAGACTGCAGTTGGCCCTGAAATGTTTGGGTTCTACAAACGGTTCAAGGAGTGGTTCAACCAAGACAACGTCTTCACCATCCCTGGTTATGATTTTGACTGGATGGTGACCCTCACGTACGCTGGTGCTTATAATGACGTCGATCTCACGCTGTGGATGAAACGGGCTCTTTCGACCCTTTCTCCAGGCACCATTCACATTATTGCGTCAGGTGATGATGTTCTCATCATCATCTGTGACCAAAATGGAGTCGTCACGATCTGGGAAGTGGACGCTGTCCAGTTTGACCAAAGTCAAGGTCAGGGCGTTCTCAAATTCGAAAATGGGATGATGCGACGATTCGGCGTCTCCTCCAAAACTATCGCTTTCTTCCAAACGACGGCCAAAGGGAAATTGGTCGCGGCGTTTGGGGCTTTGGGTTGGGGAAACGTCTGGATCCTGGATTTCGGACTGCAGCCAAAACGTGTCACTGGAAATGTGACCACCAGTTCCGGCAATTCGACATCGTCCCTCGCTTCATCCGCCGCCGTCTTCACTCAATTCCCACCATCCATGCCCGTTCTTGAGAGGTATGCTGCTCTGGGTTTCAAGGTCAAATTGAAGAGTTTCACCAGCGTTGACCGCGCAACCTTTTTGAAGGGCATGTGGTACCATACCACCGACGGTCTGCACTGGGGTCCTCTCCCGTCAAGAATTTTGAAGATCGGCAAGTCTGTCACTCCGATCTATCACCTTTTTGCTGACCTCCGACATAGATTGAAGAACCGGCCTCAAGATTTTCTCGATGCTGCATGCAGGCGATTTGTCCAAGAAGTGCTCATGGGCTATCGCAACATGATCCGTGTCCCACTCTTAGGTGACATGTGCGCAATGTGGCCCCGAGCAGGAGGTCGCATGCACATCGACAGTGACAAGTATACAGTTCAGGCTGGCGCCGCACCCAAACCCATTTTGACCCACCAAGGTCTTGTTCAGGTTTGCCAACGTTACGACGTCACCGAGGAGGAGTTGAAAGAAGCCGCAAAGTTACTTCCCAGCGGCCCGTTTGAAATAATTGACCATCGAGTTTTCCGCCAGTTGGCAATTGTCGATTATTATTGACGGTGCAGCGCCGCCCACGGCGCGCATGCGGAAGAAAAGTTTAAAAACATCTCACCCTCCACTCCTTTTACAAAATTGAGTCCCACCACTGTTATTTTTGTCACATACTCTACCCCCACTCGTATGCCCAAAACAACGAATCCTGCCCCTTCTGCCCTTGGAACCAAAAACAAGAAGAAGAAGACCACGAAGAAAATCGTGGTCAAAGTTCCGCAAAGCGGCAGAAGTCAAGCACGCCAAAGACAGCGCGTTCAAGCGTACAAGAGCTCTCAGACTTTCACACAGGGCTCTCGGCCTCAACGCTCTTGGGACCCCCGCACGGCCGTCCGGATCCCTCTGAATCCCCGAAACCTGTCGAACATGGGCAAAGCTTACGAAATGACCTTGATCGACCCCCTCCGGTTTTCCGCCCGGATTCCCGACGGATATTCAGACGAAACGGCCATTTTCCGCAGCGTCTCCGCTTTCAATCTTCCCGTTTCATTCCAAATGGCGGCGAGTTCGGACGACGGGAGGTTCTCGTTCCTCGTTCAACCGATAGTCGGGAGCGTGTCGAGCCCGGCCCAATATCAGATAGCAGCGGTCAACACAGCGGCTCTGACAAATTGGGATCCCACTGTGAATTTTGCCAGTCCCAACCTTTACCTTTCGAGTGCGAATGGTAGAGATGTGCGCCTGGACCCAAACCTCCGTTACCTAGCCGGCGGCCTCTCATCGTATTATGATGTGGGCTTTGCCGCGGGAACCACGGTTTCCGATCTTGTCCATGCGACTCCCACAGCTGATGCCACGAACACAGCAACATACTCCACTGTTCTCACTGGTGGAGTCTCTTATGTCATCCTTCCTCCTGGAACATATGAGATCGCTATGACTGCTGCCTGGACCAGCGCCACCGCTGTTCCAGTTCGCCTCTCTGCTGTTTTCACGGGAAATCTCACCACTGCCACTATTGTTAACAATTTCGCCGCTCTGAATACACCAGCGGCTGGCACGGCTGGATCTTCTTCTTGGATCGGAACTGTCACTTCGTCCGGCACCAACAACCAGCTCTCTTTTGCACTCACCAACACCGATCAAATCACCCTTTCCACCACTGTCGTTCAAGGCACCACACGTCTGATCATCACTCCGACCCAACCATCAAATGTTTCGTACGCCTCAGCTGGCGCAATCGAATCCATCCGCCCGGTCGGAATGTCTGTTTTGGTCTCATATGTCGGTTCAACCCTTGACGACGGTGGACAGATTGCCATCGGACAATACGATGCTGATTTCATCGCTTCGAACTTCTTCTCTCAAGCTGCTAGCTCTGGCCAAGCGCAGAATTATGAAGTTCTTCAACAAATTGGCCACACTTACACGGGCCGCGTCTCGAAAGGTGTTTATTGCTGGTGGAGGCCACGTTCCGCTGATGATTCACGATTCAGGAACATTAACCAGCAAAACATCACTCCTTTTCCGGGCATCATTTGCTCCGGTCAGGTCACCCGACCTGAGGGTCTTTCCGTCGCAGCAACCGAAAGTGTTCTCCGAATCATTGTTTGCCACGCATTCGAATTTACCACCACCTCCACCGCATTCGACCAACAGTCGTGTGTGGGTTCTCAGAACCATGTTGACACAGCATTAGCCAAAGTTGTGCGTGAACCACGCGCCATGGAAAATGCCAAACACATGAGTTGGATTGAGAGCGTTCTCGGTGACGTGGGAAACTTCGTCAACGACAACAAGAGTTGGATGGGACCTGCTATTGCTGCAGGCCTCTCCTTGCTTTGAGCGAACAAACAATGACGAGAGTGGATCGTCTCCACTATGGTGGTGTCCCACCAGCGATCATTCGCACCCGCCCCTAGTCACGGCGGTCTGGCAGCCCCAGCGTTCGTCACGCAGACGAGAATTTTGTTGCGCGTGGTTGTAAGGACTCCATTCAAAAGTCC